TGCGAAGAAGAAAATCTGCAACTTCGTTAATGGAGCGAGCGAGCCCTAAACGAGTGCCTTCTAGTGATGGCGTGTTACCTGCTCCTATAACGTCAAAAACGACAAATCTATCTTCACTGACGTTTTTTGGCAGTCCGTCTCTTGTTTCCAAAACACGCACATATTCGCTGTCTACCGTGTCTAATAAAACATCTGCATCAATGATAGATTTTTCATCGTTAAGCCTATCCCATATAGCACCAACTTTGGTGTCTAGGCTCAAAAGCGCGTTGCTTGGCTTATCGCCAGCTAAATCATCAAAAAGTTCTCTGTACCAGCGGCTGGAAATCTTTCTGTCTTTACGTGCGTTTCTTAGCATTTGGCTGAGTTCTACAAAACGCTCGCGCGTCAGCTGCGTTGCAAGTGCTTTTAGAACGCCACGCTTGCCTTCATCCGTATCCGCTGTTTTGATTAATTTGTTGATGGCTGTTGCTAGTTCATCATTGGTTTGTTGATTTATATCACCAAACTGCGGTGGCGTTTGCGTTTGGGGCGTTTCAGTCTGTGGAAGCTGTTCGCGCTGTGGTTCGATTGTAACGTCTTGTTCAGTTCGTTGTGCTGGCGTTTGTTCAACACCTCTGTCAGATGGTGTGTCTATTATTGCTGAATCTTCTTTAACGGTAGTTGTTGTTTCTGCGGTAGGTGCCTCGCTTTGTCGTTGCTGCCGTCTGTTTTTCAGTCGAGTAGACAACAGATTGCCAGCACCACCAAACAGCAAACCTAGTGTGCCGCTCACAGTTGCTTGCTGAGCAAACTCTGCTAAGCCATATTTTTCCTGCATTATTTCGGCGCTAGTTGCTTGTAGGGGCGCTAGCACTGCTTCAACAGCAAGATTGCTTGCTGCGCCATGTAGCGCACTCGCTATCAATCTGCTGCCAGTTTGGCGAACTAGGTTGGCTGTAAACGACGCTGGTAAGGCTATCCAATTAATAGGGTCTATAAGACCTGTGCCTAAGCTGCCAACAAACGCACCTATTTCCGCACCAGTCCCCATACGTTCGTGTAGTCTGGAAAAATCTGCGTTGTCGTCGTGTCGTTCAGCTAATGCCTTCGCCCAATCCCAGTTTAATTTAGGATGGTATTTTAGGTTTTCTCTCCAGTACGGACTGTTACGCCACTCTTGTTCACTGATAGTCTGTTCGCCAGTGTTGTAGCTAAACGCATCACTCACCAAATTGAATGACAAATCTGGCAGCGTTTCCCGTGCGCCTATACCTACACCTTCAAAAAAACCAACGTCTGATGGCCGTGCTTGTGGGATGCTGTATGGGCTGAGGTTGTATAGATCTAGTTGGCTCACCGTCTAAGCTGATTTCTTCTCGCATAACCCGTGTTGTATGGGGTTTGCCTTACTTGTTTAACAAGCGTCATTAAAAGCTCTAGTGGTGTTGCTGTAGCACCACCAGGCAAAATCTGTTGTTTGTTATGTTCGCGCCATCTCTTTTTTAAATCATCAAAGTCTGGTTGGTAGCGAACTTTGAGCAAATCAAACTGATTGATGAACTCCATACCCCAGTCAGGCAATTCGCCTTTTCTAATTACAGCGACAAACGCCTGTAGCCTCTGCTGCTCGTATGGCTTACTGCTAATATAGCGAGCCGCTAAATCAACATTGTCTGCCGCCGTTAGCGCATCTTTGTTGTCTAGGTATAGCTTGTCCAAAAAAGCGTTAGCATCGCTGTAGCCTTTAGGCACAACCGTTTTCATAAAACTGGTTTTGTCTGTTGATGGGGCGGCAAACGTTACACCGTTCCAAACGCTGGTTGTTTGGGGGTACTCGTTATCTGTTGCTATTTTATAGGTACCTAAATCTATTTGTAAAATTTCGGTTTTGTCTGTATTTCGCCCACGTATTTTTACAGGGATTTTATTAGGTGAAAAAAACATTAGCTTGTTGCCAACAATCTGTGGCGAAAAGCTGTCTATACTAACGTCGTTATAGGTCATATTTGGTGGCAAAATAATGCCAAGCGTTTGCCATTTTTCTTTTACGTCAGCAATCGCGTTACGCACTTGCTGCTCATCAATAGCTAAAGGGACAAGCCGTTTTTCGCCATTGGTTAGCGTTATAATTTTTTGTCCAGTAGTAATTGCTTGAAAGGCGCTTTCGTTTGGCTTTGCTACACCACGAGATTGGTATGCAAGATACATCCGCATATAGGCATCGCGTAGTTGCTCGCGTTTACTAACATCAAAATTAAGAGCCTTGCCTAATTGATTATCAAAAGACTTATTAATGCTGTCTTTGAGTGTTTTATCTGCCCGCTTCTCTAATGCGCTACCTTCTTCTAGTGTGTTTAAGATATTTGCGCCCATTTGCGGATTGGTCGCAAACGCTACGCTCATATACGCCTCGTCCAACTTCATTAAGGTAAAAGCGTCTCTAAATTGGTTGTCTCCTAACTGCTGACGTAATTGTTGAATTTTTGCTGCTCGCTGAACGCTGTCTGGCTGCTCTAAAATATCTGTTCTGTGCGCCTCTATTCGCTGTTTGCTCATTGGTGGAATGCTGTAGATGGCTATACCTGTTTTGTTGGCTAGCCAGTTTCGCGCCTCATACACGCCATCTGCTGTGTTTAAATCAAACGTGGGCGCTTCTGGTTCATTAAGCATACTCCATACGTCTTGGTTTATTCTGTTTTTACGAGCGGCAACCATTTTAGCAACACCTTCGTAACGTGCTTGCTGCCATGCAAATTCAGATGAGGTAATTTGATTTTTATCGTATTGTTGTTTGGCAGCTAGGTATTGTTGCTCAAATTCTTTTTCACGTTTAGTTTGTAACGGCACTGGCAGTGCGTTTATAGCCGTTACTTCTTTGGCAAACCCTTGTGCACGGCTGAGCCGCTCTCGCCATTGGTCGCTATCATCTGGCAACAAAGATGAAGTTTGTTGTAGCAGCGGTTCCAAATCACGTTCACCACCAACACCAGACAGCAAAGCCATTTCCGTTGCTCTAAGCTCGCTTTTCAGCCTTGCTGTTTCTGCCTTGTTGTTTGTTTTTGTAGCGTTGTGAAGCCGTTGCAATTCGTAGACAATCTGTGACCTTTTTTCTGGCGATAAGGTTTCGCCACGCATTTTAGAGCCGTTAAAGGTCTGGCTTCGCATTGCGTTTAGAAACTCTTCCTTCTGTTTTTCATTTAGCGTGTTGAAGTGACGCCTATATTCAGCTGAGCGCAGTTGCTGTTGTAATTTAGCGTTAGCAGCAATTGCTAGTTTAGGATGGGTAACATCTAGTTCTGTAATTGCTGAAGCAGCATCTTTCAGTAAATTGGTGAGTGTTTTTCCTGTGTTTTGGTCATAGTTTGATCCGCTAGCAACCATCAATGATATTTGATTTGTTATGTTATCAATCTGCGCGGCTTGAGTTGCTTGGTTTCGCTGATCTTGTATTCGAAGGTTTTTTTCAGTCATGCCCGCTGTGACACGATTAAACCGTTCTGTTGTTTCTAAACGAAATGTGGCCTGCATATTAGTTGGTATAGTTGTAAGAAACTGGGGCAAAAAGTTTGTGTTCCAATCTGTTTTAAATGCTTCAACATTGTTTTGGTGTTTTTGCTGATACTGAGTAAACGCTGTATCTAGTTCTGCTTGTTTCTGAAGTTTGAAAGCGTCATTTGCGCCTTTTGCGAAGGCTTTGCTGGCAATGCCAAAACCACGCGCGTCGCCAGCAATATTTCTTAAAGGCGTTGTGCTTGCTTGCGCTGTCTGTTCAGCAACACCTTGCTTGTATTTTTCTTGGGCAACTTCCTCATCCGCCATTTTTCCAAAACGATCGCCTATTTGATCCCATACAGCACTTATATCATTTGGCACTACGTAGCTTGGTGTGGTTCCTCTAAACGTGCTGCTTACAAAACGATCTACTTGTGAAATGCGAGCCATTAAGCATACCTTTCCGCTGATTTAACCGTAGCGCCTATTAAGGTGCCTACGGCTTTTTCTTTGCCACTAGTTCGCGTATTGGCTGCGCTAGCAGTCAGCGTATTTCGCTCTGTTTGACTACTAAAGTTGTCATTGAAAATATCGTAATAAGCGTTTCTTGCTGTGTCAGCGACCACTAACGGCGCACTACCTGTCAGTGGATCAACGCCAAGTGCGCCAAATTGAGCAATTTGTGTGCTAGTGTTACGTCGCATTGCCCGCAACTGATCATCCTCTCGTAGAGCGGCGTTTGTTGCATTTACGTCTGCTTGATAGTCATAGACATTCGCTTGTTGTTTAGAGGTTTGATACGACGTGTATGCTGAATACCCACCAAATAATAATCCTGCGTCACTTAGTGCGGCACTGCCTAATGTTGTTCCCGCTAAAAGACCAGTCGTTGCTACTGTTGCACCAGCACCAAATCCCGCTGCGCCACCTGCTAATGCAATGGCTGTAAATACGCACATTCTTTCGTTCTCCTTGTTTTATTATATTTATTGTATTCGACGAAAATTGTGCGCCCATGTTTTGTCTTACGATAACTTTTCGTTTCAACAAAGTTAAGCATCTTCAACCAACGTCTGCTGTTTGTGTGACCTTCCCATACTTCAATAATGCCTCTATGAAGTGGATACTTTTTCATGTAATAGGAAATGTAACTGTCGGCACTCTTCGTTATTTGCTTCCAGTTTTGATCAACCTTGCTCGTGCCAAAAAAATTAAAGCGAATTGTGCTTTTTGTAAGCAAATAACCAAACACGCAAATTGGCTCTCCGCATATTTCTACGCAGATGTTTTCCGCCATTTCGCTCATATATTTCCACGCATTATTCTGGTTCATATCAAAAATGCGTAGTTCTATTTCATCGTGTGGCCGCAGATTCTTTAATATGTAAGAAAGTTGCTGTTCTGTAAGCGTGGTAAACGTTGCGTCATTACGCACTAAAACGGGCCTCAACAGTCAAGCCGTTGACTTGCATAGGTAAAGGTACGTCACTGACTACCGTCAGAGTCTGGTTTGTGCCAACACTAGATAGCGTTACCTTAAAAATATCGTCCATATTAGGCAGCGCGGTATCTAACACGTCGCTACCTACTCGTTTGTTACTGATTATATAACTACCGACCTTTGCGTATTTTGTATTACGCAAACGCAACTCAGCACCAACTATGCGAAAACGTTCGCCGCGTACAAGCTGACCGTTTACTGAAAAAGCAAAAGGCAGCGTTTCCAGTGTTGCTGTGTAGGCGTGACCTACAGCAATGCTATTTACGTTATATTCTGTTGTAAAATTCCCGCTGCCGTTTATGGCAACGTTGTTGTGGACGCTGCTATTGCTAATGTCCGTGCTATTGACACCCACGACACACGAAACAGTCTGATTAGCGAGCGTTGTTGCGCCCGTCCAATTAGTTTTAGCGGATACGCTTGTACCCGTGTAATAGTGGTCCAAATAGATAGCGTCTTCTGTCAACTTTTCTAGATACGTAACTAGCGTGCTTCCATCACTTGCTAAACGATCAACCAGCACATAAAGACTGTCAGCAACTTCAACGGTTGATTTGAAATAGCCGTTTGTCGTTTCAAACCTACTCCATCCAAACACTTCTTTTTCTGTGTCCAAGCTTAGCACAACGCCTGTGCCGTTTGTGTTTACGATAAAAATTAAATTTGTTTGCGTGTTCAGATAATTTTTCAAATACGTCATGTCCGTAGGGCTGTTGAGTAAATCTTGTGAAAGCGTTGTAAGATTGCTGCTTTTGTATTGAAATACATCACTGTCGTATTCAAGCAACTGAAGCGTTTTTTGATCATCACTTATGAAGGCGATGTTTTGATAAATGGCAACAGGCTGAATGTTTGTAATACCTGGTGAGTTTTGTTGTAGCACTCGCCCCGCAGTTGGCGTTACAGCCGCATCACCATTAATGACAAAATGACCATCGTTTGTAAAAATATGCAGATCGTTTCTGCCTACAACGGCTCTGATCGTGTTGACGCTTGGTAGACCTATTTCTTTTGTGTAGCTTCTATCATCGTCTGTTGTATCTGTGTCAAAGTTGGGATAATCGCTGGTAGAGCTAGCTATCAGCGTCTGTGGCAGGTCTCTTGTACCACCAAACACTAACCGTGCTTGATGCTGTGTGGCGGTGCGCGGATAGCCATGTGCCGCACTCCATATTTCTTCGCGCCAAGTTTCGTCTGCTGAAGTTGAGGCAAGTGCTGTCTTTGTAAGATGGCTCAAAACAGTGCCTACCGCTACAAGACCACTGGTGATGCTATTAATTTGAACGTAGCCATCATTGACACTAATACGAACGCCAATGTGGTTACTTGTCCAATAATCTTCGCTACCACTTAGCGTTAGGTTTATGCTGCCTGTTGTAGCACTAGGCGTAAGCGTTTGTGTGATGTTGAAACGGTGAAACGGAATACTGTCAAAAGTCATCTGTGACAGCGTCCAAGCGTTGTTTGTTACTCCTCTGGTAAGCTGATACGGCGGTGTGTCTTTCTGAACCAAAAAAAGCGCATCAAATTTTTGAGAACTGTTAAGTTCAGCAATTTGTGCTGTGGTATAAGGCACTGTCATAAGCGCATAGGTATCTGCTGAAAGCCCTAAACCAGCATTTGCGGTTCCGCTGCCTATGACAATGCTACTGGTGCTTGCGTCATTGTAGAGTTGAAGATACCCACTTTGATTTGTGGCAGAAACGCCTGTGGTGCCTGTTTGTAAATTGATATCTATAACCGCGCTAGCAACGTCTGTGCCTGTTGTAAGAGGAATAGTCGTTCCGTTGATTATGACAGTCTGGCTAGCTGAATAGGTACCGTTAGCCTTAGTTGAAACCACATAAACATCTGTGGCGCTATTAAACACGCTAACATCGTTATAGATTATTTCTAGTTTTTGGTTGTACCAAACCAACACGTATTCTTGCGTATCATTAAAGGCAAATTGGGTTACACGCACAGCATTTGGCGTGTTGGCAACGAGGCTGAAACCTCTTCTTTTTTGTAAACCACCCTGTGGTAAGACAATCATATTAGAGACGGTTTTTGCGCCGCTTTGATACAGAGCAATGTCACTACGAAAATCTAAATCTGCGCCTACCTCTCCACGTGTAAATGAATACTGCGTAGACCTAAAACGCGCCATCTTAATTCCTTATGCTTACATAGGCACTTGGCGCTAGGGCGTCATATACAGTGTCTTCTTGCTGGTTCAGCTTATACGAAATAATGCGCTGCTGTTCTAGTTCTGTAGCTAGCCTATCTTGTACTGTACCAATTCCAATTAATGCTTCTTGTGCGCTTACCGCAAGGTTGAGCGCAAAAAACATTGTAAACCATGCTGGCAATGTTTCTACGGTTGGCTTGTAAACGTATTTTAAAAAAAGCCTGTCAGTGTTAGCAAGGATTTCGCCTTTTTGTATTTGGTAGTTTTCTACGATAGCGCCAGACCTATCATATACACGAACAGCGTTAAAATAATTTGCTGGTAATGTGTAGTTGTAGACGAAATTAGGATCAATTGGCGCTGCTACTGTTCTCGCTAACTCTACGTCTACGATAGCGAAGTTCCAGTTGGTTTGTGACAACAAGTTTTCATAAACAGGATTAAACATTGTTGTCATCACTTCTGCTTCTCGCGTTAGCTCATTTTCATTGGCTATTTTTGGCGCACCCAATCGTGTTAGAGCGATGTTTATAAGTTCAACATTATTATTTGCCATGCATATCCCTCTTTTATGTTATTTATAAGTTTTTAAAAAAATAAGCCTGCCACAAGGACAGGCTTATTGTTGTTGGTTCAACTAAGTTTTTTTAATCAAAGGTTCTTTTGATTAGCAAACTTACTGTTACAGCACCTGTAGCTGCACCGCCGCTGGTTGTTATATCAACTGTATCTTCAGCTGAATATTCTTTGCCAGCACCATAAGCGCCTCCCATACGATAAACGCCAGCGGTGTTAGCAGTTGTTGCTGTTACATAACCGTCTGCATCAGCACCATCACCTAGTACAAGCTGAACACCAGCGCCAAGCGCGGCAGTGTAAATGTGAGCATCAACGACTTTTTCGCCGTTTTTTACTGTATACATCTGCACGACCTCGCCAGCACCTTCTCCAGCAAAGGTAAAGGATGATGTTACGTTTTCTATAAGGTAGCCGTCTTTTACGGCATTTGTGGTATTGTTTTGTGTAGCCATGTTATTTCTCCTTATAGACCATTCACTTCAACACGGTAGACACCGCTTGATTGAATTGTGACCGCACCAGCACTCATTTCGCCAAGCACGATGTCAGCATTGTGAGCGGGTGAGTAGTTGATCTTTGGAGTGATATCTCTACCAATACCAAGCCCTACGCACTTCTCTGAATAGAAGAAGCCGTAGTGATTTGTTGCGCTGACCTTAAACTCTTCAAGTTCTGGAACTTCCATAACATGAATGCCATAAACGTTTACTGCACGACGTAGTCCATCGAAGTTACCCTTCTGACTATAATCGCCGCTTTCAACTTGTGTGAGTTGAAGGATATCGCTGAAGATTGCTGGTGTAACAGCAAAGTGCCAGCCTTGTGATGCTGTCCAATTTTGTTCACCCGCAATTTCTCTTAGTCCAGCCATACGTGCTTTGGACATAGCAGCCGCTGCGCCCTCGCTTGTATAAGTGGTATTCATCGCTGTGATAATTTCGTTATCTAAATTTCGATTTAATTCAGCGACGATGCTTTCTGTATACCCTTGTCTTAAACTGATGTTGGTTTTGAACTCGTCTAAGCTGTCAATGAAGCGATAAGCCTCATAGTTGTTAAGGGTAGCAGTAGCATTGCTGTGAGCGTCGCCATCACCACTGAGGATGCTGTGACGAGCTCTGTTTTTTGTGGAAGCAACAGTAGCAAGTACGGGAAAACGTACTTGGCTTCCTACTACACCTAGATTTTGCCAGACAGTTGAACGCAGCATGCTTTCTGATTGTTGAAGAGCATGTGAGAACTCACTTTTATACTGGATAATAAAGGCGTCATTTACATCTATTGCCATTTTTTTCTCCTTTTGTTTTTTATGCCATGCAAGGAGTTATCGTTATCTAGTGAGGGCTCTGTGAGTTATCGTCACTGTCAAAAGGCTTCTTTCAACTGGCATTGTTATTTATTTGCCTTAGCGTTTTTCAGCAATCTTGTGTGACAATTCGCTCGCCGCCTTTCGTACCTTGTCGCCTTCGGCGTTTTGAACAAAATACAAAGGATTGTTCATAAGCTGCGATAGCTGTGTTTCTAAATCTGCTACAGGCACATCTGCACTACGCATTACGTTTGGGCCACGTGTGTTTTTCATCATGTCGTATAGAAGCTGTATGCCCGCAGCCGTTTTTAAAGGGCTAGTAGTGAAGACTTCTTTGGGCATGTTGCCTTTTTCAACAAACTCACTAATTTCTTGTAGGCGAGCGTCTGTATTGCCTCCCCATGCTGAGCGCAGTGTTTCCATTTCTGTGTCTAGATTGTAAGGGGTGCCAAACTGCTCCATCATATGTGTTATGCGTTTTCCATACACGCTGATGATTTCTTTGGCTGCGTCGTTGCTTATTCTGTGCGCCTTAAAAAGGTCGCGCACCTCAGTTTCTTGCTCCTCGCTCTCCCACGCCAGATTATATTCTTGTAATACGTCATCTAATTCATAGCTTTCTGGTGCGCGGCTATGTAACGCTTTTTCAAGTTCGTTGTTGCTTTTAAGAATGTCGTTTATTTTTATAATGCCAGTGTCTTTATCAATAAATTTTTCTGGCACACTTTTTATATCTAATTCTCCTAACTTGTAAGATTGCGTTTCTTCTGTTTGTGTTTGCTGTGGCGCGTCTGCTTGCACATTTGCAATTAAACTATTACTGGTATCAACTGGTTGATCATTCTGTTCGTTCATTCTGTTTTTCCTTGTTTACGTCATTGGCCGCAACCTCTCGACTGCGTCGCTGTAATCGTTTTTGATCACTTACAATCTCATTGTCGATTTCTTTCAAAACTTCGTTCAGTTTCTTTCGCTCTGCGAGGTATTTGACTAAGGCATCGTTTGTTTTTTGATGCTGTTGCTCGTATTTTTTTTGTAGCTGTTCGTTCATTCTGTGTCCTTTGTAAGCTCTGAGTTTACTATCCGCATAATTTGCTCAACTAGATCGCGCTTTCCCTCTCTGAACACGGCAGTGTGAGGGTTTATGTCATCTATTTTGATGTAGGGTTTGTCTGCAAGGTCATAGAGGCTGTAGATCAGCGTGTCGCCATAATTGCCCGTTAAGGTTCGAACCCACGCTTCGTGTATTTGCTTTTGGCTATACCAGCGGTCTGTTTTAGTGAGTGCTTGTGCCTTTTTGGCTATTCTGTAGGTCATTCGTTCTGTCTTTCATGTCACGCTCCCACGTTGCCTAACACTTGCGGTAGGATGTTTTGTGCTAACTGTTGGAGTTGGTCTTGTTGGACTAATCCATTTGCGTCAGCCATTTGCGGCATCTGCTGCGGTGCCTCTTGAATAAGCGTTGTTGGGAAGTTTGTTTTCTCAAATATAAACTTGATAAGTTCTGGCACGTTTATCTGCTGCATTGCTTGTTCTGCGAAAGGTTGAAGAAGTTGAAGCGTTTGTAAAATGTTCGTAACTTGCTCGAGCTCTAACCCTCTACGCACTACGCTTTCTACGCTAATGTGTAATGGATTGCCCTCTACCTTAAAGTCACCCATAAGTTTGTTTCGTCCGCACAAACGCACAGTGTTGATAATAATTTCTCGCAAAAATTCTATTTCTAACCGTAGAGCCGCTGGTGCTATCAAACGAAAGAACTGTGCTTGCAGTGCTGTAATTGCTGTCGCAACTACACCTTTTACATTATCTGCTGGCGGAAGATTTTCAGCGAACAAACGTTGTTTTACGCTGCTCTGAATACTGCTGATATCATTGTAAGCAATTTGGACATTGCCAGGAAATACGATAGGCTGTAACGCATCGCTTCTGCTGCTGATGATAATACTGCCTGGTTTTAGGCGTTTACCTTCAAGCGTAGGGTCTTCTGTCTGCCATGCTCCTCTGCTAGCAAATTCACTACCGTTTAGTAGCTGCTCAACCATTGTATTGAGCGTTTTAATGTCTGGTAGAGCTTGGCGCACTGGACTATCGCCCCAACAGTCACCAGTGCTTTTACGCCAGCGGAATACCGTAAATGGCTTATGCCACGTTGTGTAACGCTCAAGCTCCGTCCAATCTTGTTCTAGGTGTACGCAGTAAGTGCTGCTGCCGTCTGGTTGTGGCAACATCGCTTCAACAAGCTTTATAGGTTCGTCTGCGTTTTTTGTGTAAAGTTCGCTGACCCACTTTGGCACGTTGCTGTAGTTGTAAACCACAACACGTGCTGGCAGCGTGTGCGTACGAAAAACAGTGTCAACAACGCCGCTGCCGTTTTCAAGAATGTATAATTGCCCTATTGGCACGCTGACGTAGGTAACACCGTTGCCTTTTGCATTTATTTCAACTGCCATACAGCCAACACCGCTTACAACGCAGTCTGTAAGGGCCTCCGCAGCCGCAACGTAAAAATTGCTGTCGTGTATTATTTCCCACAGTTTTTTGTTTTCGTCTTCAAGCTGAAGCATCTGCTCACCAGCGACGCCTTGCTCAAGCACACTATCGCGCACAACTATTTCAGCCCAACGGCTGTTATGTGGGATCAGAAAAGTTATAAGATTTGAGACTAATGTGTTAACAGCATTTGGGGCAGTGCTGTCAAAAATTCGTTTTCTGTCAGGTTTTTCGCCAACAGTTTTTTCTGGCGACACCTGCGGAAACGTATAGGCATAAGCATCGTTGATTTCTTGTTCTATATGATGCTTTCGTTTTTTTGCCGTCTGATAACTTTCTTTGAGGCTTGCGTGTTTCATTAGAGTTTATTGATACGATTCCCTAATAGCGTATCCATAACAC